CGCGCTCCGGCCGCAGCCGTGCAGAGCGCACCGGCCCAAATCACCATCCACGTCCACGCGGCACCAGGGCAGGACGCCAACGCCATCGCCCGCGCCGTAGCCGCCGAGCTCGACCGCCGCGAGCGCGAGAAGGGCGCGCGTGCCCGCTCATCTCTATTCGATCAGGAGTAACGGCCCATGATGATGGCCCTCGGCATGTTCATCTTCTCGCTGGAGACCCTGGCCTATCAGGAATTCCAACGGCAAACCGCCTGGCGCCACGGCAAGACCGCGCGCATCGGCACCAACCCCGCGCGCCAGTTCATGGGCCGCGACGACGACACCATCACCCTACCGGGCGTGCTGCTGCCGGCCCTGGCCGGCGCGCAGATCAGCCTCGACACGCTGCGCTACATGGCCGACACCGGCAAGGCATGGCCCCTGGTCGAGGGCACCGGCAAGATCTACGGCACCTGGGTGATCGAGAACCTCAGCGAGACGCGCACGCTGTTCTTCCGCGACGGCCAGGCGCGGCGCATCGAATTCACCCTGAGCCTGGTGCGCATCGACGATGGCCGCGTGGACATGCTCGGCAGCGCGATCGGCGCCGGCGGCAACATCCTGCGGGGGCTGCTGCGGTGATCGACCAGCTCATCACCCAGGGCAAGGGCCTGCTCGGCCAGGCCGTCAGTCAAGCCCAGGGCATCGCCCAGCAGGCGGCGGACGCCTACCGCGAGGCCACGGCGTACCCGAGTCCCATCTGCCGCGTGGTGGTCAACGGGCGCGACATCACCCTCGACATCGAGCAGCGCCTGGTCAGCATCGAGCTCACAGACAACCGCGGCATGGAAGCCGATCAGCTCACCATCACCCTCAGCGACCACGACGGCCTGCTGGCCATCCCGCCGCGCGGCGCCACCGTCAGCCTCTGGCTCGGCTGGAGCGACACCGGGCTGGTCAGCAAGGGCAGCTACACCGTGGACGAAACCGAGCACAGCGGCGCGCCGGACGTGCTCAGCATCCGCGCCCGCAGCGCGGACCTGCGCGAAGGCCTCAAGGCCAAGAGGGAACGCAGCTGGACCGGGCAAACCCTCGGCGCCATCATCCAGACCGTTGCCGCCGCCCACGGCCTGAGCCCCGTCATCAGCGCCGCGCTCAGCGTGATCGAGCTGGCCCAGCTGGACCAGGCCAACGAATCCGACGCCAACCTCATCACCCGCCTGGGCCAGCAGTTCGACGCCATCGCCAGCGTCAAGGCCGAGCGACTGCTGTTCATGCCGGCCGGCAAATCCACCACCGCCAGCGGCGCGGCGCTGCCGCATATCACCCTGACCCGCGCCGACGGCGACGGCCACCGCTTCCTCCAGGCCGACCGCGACAGCTACAGCGGCGCCCGTGCCTACTACTACGAGCTGGGCAGCGCCGAGAAGAAAGAGGCCATCGCCGGCGGCGGCGACAACTTCAAGGACCTGCGCCATACCTACGCCGACCAGGACAGCGCCTTGCGCGCCGCCCGCGCCGAATGGTCACGCCTGCAGCGCGGCGCCGCCACGCTCAGCTACACCCTGGCCAAGGGCCGGCCGGAGCTGATCCCGGAACTCACCTACAGCCTGGTGGGCGTGAAAGCGGAGATCGCAGCCATCGTCTGGCTGGGTGCCAACGTGCGCCACAGCTTCACCCCGGACAGCTACACCACCGCCCTGGAGCTGGAATCCAAACTGCCGGATGCGGATGACGTCGCCGAACTGGCCGAGCAGGGCAATTACACCGGCGTGCTGGCCTGGTACCGCGACACCAAGACCGGCGAGCAACGCCAACTCACCGAGGGCGACCAGACGCACCCCAAGCGCCTGGCACACCTCTACACCGAAAAGAGCAGCGCCCAGCGCGCCGTGGAGCGGGAATGGAAGCGGATACAACAAGCGAACGCCTGACCGAGCCCGCGCCGCCACCGGCAGAGCCGGCCCGCTCGGCCTGGGAACGCATCGACGAGGAATGGGCAGGGCGCGACGATGCGCCCATGTGCATGTAAGCATAACCCGGCGCCTGGCCGGGTTCTTCGTATCAGCGGGCGGTGTCCCGCAAGGCCTGTAGCAGCCGGATGATGTGCCGCCGATCGGCCTCGGCCAGTTGCGCGAAAAGGCTCAGCACCTCTTCTTCCTGCTCGCTCAACTCACGCGGCATGAAGCGCGCGTCGTCGTGGTGCTGCCTGTTGTTGTTCTTCGACATGCATACTCCTTACACGTCAACCGAGCGCCCGGCGCCCCGTGGCGCCTCCCAATCGCTCGGAGAACAGCCGATTTTCTGCATATCCGTGCGTGCCACCACCACCCCAATCAACTAAACATCAGGCGCCTACGGTGATCAGCTCGTCCCAGTTGGTGGTGTAGGCGCGGCTCTTCATGTCGCGGCGCATGCCCCAGTCCGGTTCGGCGGGCACCCGCCCAAGGCGCACGGTACCGCGCCCCTCGCGCTTGTTGATTTGGTCCACGATGCTCATCAGGCGTTCCGCGCCACGCCGGGGCGCCGGCGCGAACAGGTCGGGGGTTACCTCGCCGCGCTGGCTCAGGTCGAGCAACAGCACCGCGCATTTCGAGTAAGCGTAGCCGGGGCGGTAGATCTGGCGCAGGCCGCGCAGGGCGATCGCCAGCAGGTCGCGCGTGTCGTCGCTGGGTGTGGGCAGCGCGCAGGTCACAGTGCCGGCGTAGCGGGGCAGGTCGGGGTTGTGATACTGGGTTTGCAGCGTCACCTGCAGGGCGCCGCACAGCGATTGCTGCTGGCGCAGCTTCTCGGCAGCGCGGGTCACGTAGGTGGCCATCGCCTCCTGGATGGGCGGGAGATCCCGCAGCTTGTGGCCGAACATCTTGCTCGAGCAAATGGCCTGCTTCGGGGGCGGTCCCTCGTTGAAACCGATGCAGCTGATGCCGCGCAGCTCCCGCGCGGTGCGCTCCAGGGTCACGCCGAAGGTTTTGCGAAGCGTGCCGATGTCGTATTGGGCCAGGTCCCAGGCGGTTTCGATGCCCAGCGGGCGCAGCCGCGCGGCCAGGCGCCGGCCAACGCCCCACACCTCGCCCACGGCAGCCAGGCGCAGTAGCCGTTCCTGCCGGGCGGGGTCGGTCAGGTCCACCACGCCGCCGGTGGCTGGCCACTTCTTCGCGGCCCAGTTGGCGAGTTTCGCCAGCGTCTTGGTGGTGCTGATGCCCACGCCCACCGGCATGCCCACCCATTGCAGCAGCCGCGCGCGGATGCGCTTGCCGTACTCGGTCAGGTCCTCCCGCACGCCGGTCATGTCGCCCCAGGCCTCGTCGATCGAATACACCTCGATGCCCGGCAGCATGCTGGCCAACACCGTCATCACCCGGTTGCTGATGTCCGCGTACAGCGTGTAGTTGCTCGAACGCACCACCACGCCGGCGGCGGCGAGCTGGTCGCGCACCTGGAAGAAGGGCGCGCCCATGGCAATGCCCAGCTGCTTCACCTCGCTGGTGCGCGCGATCACGCAGCCATCGTTGTTCGACAGCACCACCACCGGCCGGCGCTTGAGCTCAGGCTGGCAGATGCGTTCGCAGCTGCAATAGAACGAATTGCAGTCGATCAGCGCGAACACCGGCATGCTCAGCGCCCCACGTAGCTGATGACCCAGCGCACCATGCCGAATATCTCGACCAGTTCTTCAAGCTCCAGGTTGATCGGCGCGGCGAAGGGGTGCGCCGCCTTGAGTACCAGGCGCCCGTCGGCGTCTTCGGTTAGCAGCCGAACCCGGTACTGGCATTCGCCATCCAGGCCGACCACCACGTAGCAGTCCGGCGTGCAGCGGGCGGAGCGGTCCACCACCAGGCGATCGCCGGGGTACATGCCGAAGCCCAGCAGGCTGTCATCGTCGACCCGCACCACCCAGATCTGCGGCGACCCGAGGCCCACCAGGCCGTCCAGCGACAGGCTGCTTTCCTTCTCGTCCTCGGCGGGCGACTGAAAGCCCGTGATGCGCAGCTCGGCCGCCTCCGGCAGCAGGTGCCGCAGCCGATCCTCGCGGCCCAGAATGGTCAACGTCATAGAGCAACTTCCATAAAATACTGTATGCCTATACAGTAAAACGAAAGAGACCCCCCGCGGTCAATCGAGAAGACGCGCGCGATGACCGGAGGTAACCATGTGCGGTGGCGTTGAAGCGAGAGACGCGGAGAAGGCCTACAAGGTCTACTTCCCCAGCCCCAAGGCCGCCTTCCCGGTAATGCTCGAGGGCGGCGAGGCGCTGGGCTGGGTCACCTGGGGCCGCCGCCGCGAAGAGCCCGGCCAAGGCCCGCAAGGCGGATGGGCCCGGCTGGAAACGGTGGAGCGGGGCGGCTGGGAGAAGTACAGGCCGCTACGCGCCTTCGGCCTGGTGCAGCGCTACATGGAAAAAGGCCAGCCCGACGAGAAGGGCAAGAAGCAATCACACTGGTTCGACATGCCCGAAGGCTACGCCCTGGACTGCCTGGTGCTGGGAGAAGGGGAGCAGCGGCGCGTGTATGTGGTTACCAGTACGCCGCCGGAGGAGTATTCGTGGATACATGATCGGTGGCCGATGGTTCGGCACTTGGAATAATCAGCTACGCCTTTACCTGATCACGATAAACGGTGCGCTAACTCCACTACCTTTCGATAGTTAGAAATGTTGTAGTACTCGTTCTGAAGAATTAGCAATATTCTCTTCTGCCATATAGGTAGGGTATCTTCGTCGAACTCGTATAATTGTTCATGTGTTAAGGATAGATACTGGAGATAAGTCAGTGCTAACTGATCCACTCCAACAATCGTATCGGGGTAGGCAAATTTTATCCTTGCATAGGTTGCTAACTGACTCCGTGTCTGTTCAATTGTGTCGGTAGGGCTCGTTATAAGGTTATACAAGGTCTCATCAGCCATTTTGGAGAAAACCAGAAATGCTGCCCAAAAAAAGTTGAAGGTATGATTTTGGGAGGCGTCGTATAAGCCTTTCAGCTGTTTAATTCCACGCAACGTTTCGCGAAGTTCAAGTTTGAAGTAGTGGGTTAGGGCTACTGTTATGAGGGATGCTTCGCTGAAATTAGCTATTGAGCACGTTATCGTAGATTGGTCGGCTGGGGCGAACTCTGGGTAACTTCTTCTGTATCCATTGGCGTGGCCATTGATAAGCATGCCCATTCTAGAGAAATTACCTGAGAACATATTTGCATGAATAATTCCAAATAAGTCACGATTGTCTAGTCTGAACTCTGCATCAAAAAATCTGCTTAAGTATCGTTCAGAGTGAAATCGATCGCCGTAAACAGCTCGAATCGAGTGAGCTAATTGGCTTGTGTCTGATGCTATAACGAAGCGGCAGTCATCTAGTTCGAAAAAGTGTTTGATCCGCTCTAAGAGCTCGATAGCATAAGTTGGCCGGCAACGGTCGAGTTCATCAATAAATATGAATGCGGGTGATTTTTTACTTTCGCGGCTGGCCGCCTCTGTGATCCTCTGGGCCACAGCTTTTTTGAAGTCAGAGATATGCTGCGAAGTTTTTGATTGCTCGCTTATCAAATGCTCAACAATTCCCTCTGCTGTATCTCCTGCTGTGTCGGATAAAACTTCCTCTAACTCGACACCTACATATTTCTTAACTAATCCTTTGATTATAAGTGGCGTGGCTTTCTTGATTAGCTCAGTTCCTTTTTGAATAGCCGCTTTCCCTGCGGTGGCAACAGCGCTGCGCTCAGTCGTCTGCTCTTCGATGGACGTGATAAGTGCAACCAGAGGCTCATCTGTATAGTCTGTATCCCAAGCGTTGAAAAAGATGCAGACATGTTCGGCGGATAGTTCTGATGCCCATCTTTCAAGGAAAAAACTTTTACCGGACCCCCATGGCGAATTCACATTCAAAACTTTTATATGAGGGTTGGACAGCAAGTAGCTTGTGAGAAAGTCACTGCTTTTTTTGCGGTCCATTGCATCGTCAAGCCATACGCTTCTTTCTTCTGTCATTGCCGCTCACTTATCGCAAAGCTGGGTTGTCAGGAGTTTGGCTGCAAAGCTTATTGCCAGCTTCAATAACTTTTCCTAATCCAATTTTGGTGCCTGGAATTTCGTCGTTTTCAGCCCACACCAGATCCAATGCATCAAGTCCAAATTGGCGAGCTTTACCGCTAGCGGCACCGTTCAAACCATACATCCGCCCCGTCTCTGGATCGGTCACCACCACGGCATTACCAGGCAGACACTGCAGATGCATTTCTTCCGGCACGAACGGCCAAGCATCACCGAAGTCTTCTGCGCTAATCAGCTTGGGCGGGGCGGCAAGGGCGAGCGGGGCGGCCAGCAGCAGGCCGAAGAAGAGGTTGCGCATAGGAACACTCCTTGTTGGTTATGTGAGATTCAGCGGCTACGAGTGCCTGTGATGATGTACAACACGTCCGCATCGCTACGGGCGGCCAGCGCCTGCAGGTAGTCAATCGGGATCACCGAGGTGCCATTCTCTAACCGCTTCTGCATGTAGTCGGTGATACCGGCAAGGTGGGCCAGCTCGTGGACGGCCAGGCCGAGGCTGTTGCGTTCTTCGGCCAGGCGAGCGCCGAAGGCGTCATCAAGGGGCTGTTCGGTGTGCATAGGTTGCTCCTTGTAGGTGACGTTACGGACAGATGCTCTCGCACGGGATGCCGTCGTTGTCGCGGTCGAGACGGCGGTTGCCGCACTGCTTAAGGTGGAAGCGAGCTTCTTCACAGCTCGTCATCTGGCCGCAAGTCTTACGAGGCGAGCAGCTGTACTTCGCGCTTTTCGAGACGTCTGCGAGTAGTGGGGCGGCGTTGTACGTCGACACCACTCCGGTTTTTATTCCTTTCCGCCAGTCCCATGGTGCAACGCGCTCTGCTTCCGGTAGCGCCCACAGACCCCGCTTCGCCTTGCGTGCTTCGTCTTCGACAGCAAGTAACGAGCGGTCGCGGTTGTACTGGCGGTAGACCCATGCCGCGCCGCGCCTCACCAGTTCCTTGTTGACGTCCACTCCATCCACGAAGACTCGGCCTACGATTCGGCCGTAGCGGTCTTGTTCCTGGGATTCGATGGTGGTTCGTTTGCCGAACGCGAGGTCCGAGAGGGCCTGACGGGCGCGAGTCCCATAGGGCTGGGCGCGCTCAGGTGTATCGATCTCTGCGAGTCGTATCTTCAGCTGCTGTTTCGACTCGGTAAGCAGGGTGAGGGTATCGCCATCGGCGATTGCCACAACTTTCCCTGTCAGGGTTTCAGCGAGCGAGAAACCAGTAAATGCAGCAGCCAACAAAAAGAGTACAGCGCGGAACATCCCTTTCCTTCCCCCTAGAAACCAGCACCGATGCTGGCGTGTAGCAGCCGGAAAAGATCAGCTGTCGCTGTCCTTTCTCATTGTGTATTTACCCGCTGATTCAGCGAGCGCTGAGCCGAACCGGCGCAGGGCGGCACGATCCTGGTCGGGTATCGATCGATAGTGGTTCAGCAGCTCAGACTCGTCGGCCGCAAGGCTGGCCTCGCTTGGTGAGGAGCGCTGTCCGGTAAGCACGTAGAGCACATCAACACCTGCGGCCGCGACGGCTTCCAGGTAGGCGGCGTCCGGGCTGCGCTCGCCTTTCTCGTAGTTGAACTGGGTCGTTTTGGACACCTTCGCTACCGCAGCGAAATCGCCTTGATTGAGGCCCAGCCGGGTGCGCTCTTCCCTCAGCCTTTCGCCGATATTCAACAAAACGACTCCATAAACCGTTGACAGTTCAACATGCGTTGAATAACCTGCACTCGTCATCACACGAAACCACACGAATCTGAACTATGCCGAACGGATACCCCAGCGAGCAAGCACGCGCCGCTGCGCGCGAACGCCTCAGCAAGCTCGGCCTGAGCGCCAAGGAGTGGGCTGAACGCAACGAACTCAGCCCCTCCACTGTTTACGCCGTGCTTAACGGGCAGCAGAAGTGCTTGCGCGGCGAAGCCCACCGCGCCGCCGTGCTGCTGGGCATCAAGGAAGGCGTTGTCCCGGATGCGCCGGAGCAGTACGGCCGGCGCAAGACCGACATCGGCACCGTGATTCCAAAGTAATGGCAACGGCCCCAGCGAGAAACCAGAACATGAAGCGCCCGATCCTAGAAACCCGCCGCCAGATGATGAGTGCCGTGGTGTGCGCCTACCCGGGCGGCCGCGAGTGTGCTGCTGCGCGCCTGGGGCTGGACCTGAAGAAGTTCGACAACCATCTCTACGAGAGCGCCGGCAGCCGCCCGCTGAGCGACGAGCAGGTGCACCTGCTCGAGCAGCAGGCCGGCACCAGCCACTTTCCAGAATATGTCGCTGCAATGTACGGCGGCGTGTTCGTACCGGATGCCAACCCGGTCGACCTGGATAACGTGGAGCTCTACGAGCGCTCGATTCGCACCGCCGTATTGCGCGGCACCGTGGACCAGCTGCTGGCCGAGGCGCTGGCCGACGGCGAGATCGACGAGGCCGAGCGCAAGCTGCTGCTGGCCGCACACCGCCGCCACATGGCCGCGCGACACGTGGAAATCAACGCGGTGATCGTGCTGCACCAGGTGAAAACGGCCCAGCAGGGCTGAACAGCAGTCGGCGCCCAGGGCGCCAGAATTCACCGGCCCAGGCCGGAGCCGCGACTGGCGGCGGGGGAGGAAGATGTGAGCGTTGCCCATAACGGTGGTTACAAGTGCCTTTGCCCAGCCTGCGGGAGCCGCATGCGCATCCGCAACAGCGAGGCGCAGACGCCGACCTACAAAACGATGTACGCCCAGTGCCTGAACATCGCCTGCGGTGCGACCTACAGCGGCTCGCTGAGCTGGGATTACGCCCTGAGCCCCTCCGGCCTGGACCAGCCCCGCGTGGTGCTGCCTGTTGCGCCCTCGGTGCAACGCATGCAGGCGCTGCGCGACAGCCGCCCGAAGACCGACCAACTCGACCTGCTTGACCACATGGAACCGGAGGTAGCCAACGCATGAACACCATCACTCAGATCGGCGACGCCCAGGAGTACCGCAGCAGCATGCAGCGGGCGGCATTTCACTTCCTGCAACGCCACCAGGGCGAGCACCTGACCGACGACGGCAAGCTGTTCGAGCGCGGCGTGCAGTACCTGGTCAATGCCATGGATGTGCCGGCCTTCATGGCCGACCGCCTGGTGCACTTGGCCATGAGCGAGCTGGAGTGCCTGAAGCACCCGGTGATAGGCATCGACTACGGCGCCGGCCAGGACGAGACGCGCGTGACCTTGATCCATTTTTTATCGGGCGAAACGGTATTAATCCCGTGCCGCCACCTGCCGGCGCGGCTCCAGCCGCCCGCGGCGCCCCTGGCTGCAGCAGCCGTTAACTGATCACACCCTGAATTGACCCATTCCCATGCCCGCCTTTGCGCGGGTAGGGGAAAGTTGCGCCCGAACGGTGGCCCCATGAGCACGAACCTTTCCATTGAAATCCAGCTGAATGCCTTGCAGGCAGAGGCCTACCTGCGCTGGCTCACCAGCCAGTACGAGCAGCTGATGGCGGCCTGCTGGTATGACGACAAATACCGCTACACGCCCCAGGGCCTGCGCGGCAAGCGCATCCTCGAGGACCACCCGCACATCGCCGGGCTGAACCGCACCATGCGCGAGCTGGTGAAGCAATTGCGCGTGCAGGGGGTGCCGGCATGAGCATCAACACGCCTGTCTGCGATGGCATCGCCGCCGCGCCGGGGCGCTACCTGCTGCGCCGCTGGCTGGAGACTGCCAAGCATCAGCCGAACCACCGCGAACGCTGCCTCGATATCGAGCACATCAAGGGCTATCTCGACTGCCTGGATGACCTGAAGCTGATCACCGATACCGAATGGAAGGCCACGCGCGCCGAGCTCAATCAGCTGCAGGCCGAGGTGCTCGCATGAAATCCATGCCCCCCGAAATCCGCACTGAGGTGCTGGCCCGCCTGGAGCGCGACTACGGGCTCAAGCGCCGCGACAGCGCCGATTATATGCGCGGCGGCAAATGCCCCTCCTGCGACAAGAAAGAGCTGTTCAGCCGCTACGACGAACCCTGGTTCATCAAGTGCGGCCGCGAGAGCAAGTGCGGCGACCAGTGGCATGTGAAGGACCTGTATGACGACCTGTTCGAGGAATGGAGCAAGCGCGCGCCGGCCACCGAGAAGGAGCCCACAGCGACCGCCAAGAGCTACCTGCAGCACGCCCGCGGCTTTCACCTGGAGCTGATCGAAGGCTGGTACACCCAGGAGAACTACTGGAGCCGCGATCTGGGCATTGGCTCGGCCACCGTGCGCTTCCCGCTCGAGGGTGGCAGCTACTGGGAACGCCTGATCGACCGGCCGCACCGCTTCGGCAAGCAGAAGGCGCGCTTCGCGCCGGGCAAGGCGATGCGCGGCTACTGGTGGTGCCCGCCGAGCCTGGATCTGCTGCAGGTCAGTGAGCTGTGGATTGTCGAGGGCATCTTCGACGCCATCGCACTGCTGCACCACGACATTGATGCCGTGTCGGCCATGAGCAGCAATGCCTTCCCGGCGGAATCCCTCAAGGCGCTGGCCAAGGCCCGCACCGAGGCCGGCTGCAGGCTGCCGCGCCTGGTGTGGGCGCTGGACAACGAGCCGGGCGCGCACCGCTACACACGCCGCTGGGTCAAGCAGGCCCGCGAGCTGGGCTTTACCTGCGAGGCCGCGCAGATCTCGCAGCGCGACCGCAAAACCGACTGGAACGATTTGCACCAGCGCTGGATGTTCCTGGACGAAGACAAGCGCGACGAGCAGATCGAGCGCGACATCAAAGCCGCACGGCACCACGGCGCGCTGCTGATCGCCGAGAACGCATCGGAGAAGGCGATGCTGATGTACGAATGGCAGGAGCGGCAGGAATTCCACTTCGGCTTCGAGAACCGCATGTACTGGTTCAAGCTCGACCTGGACAAATTCAACAAGGCCGTTCAGGGGCTGGAGGGCGGGGACGAGCATGAGGAGCAGCTGCTCAGCCGCAAGGAGATCCGTGACAAGGCGCTACGCATGGCAGGCTGCGTCGTAGAGATCGCCAACTGCTACCCGCAGGCCCTTTATTTCCAGCGCGACGAGATCACCGACGAGAGCTGGTACTACTTCCGCGTGGACTTCCCGCACGACGAACCGAGCGTAAAAAATTCTTTCACTGGCGGGCAGGTGACATCGGCGCCGGAGTTTACGAAGCGCTTGGTTGGGCTGGGCGCGGGCGCGATATTCACGGGTACTGGTTCGCAGCTGATTAAGATCATGAAGGACCAGCTCTTCGCGCTGAAAACCGTCAAGACCATCGATTACATCGGCTACAGCAAGGAACACGGCTGCTACGTGTTCGGCGACCTGGCCGTGCGCGGCGGCGTGGTGGAGCAGGCCAACAGCGAGGATTACTTCGAGTTCAAGCAGCTGCGCCTGAAGACCCTGCAGAAGTCGATCCGCCTGGAAATCGCCCGTACCGACGAGGGCTACCGCGCCGAGTGGCTCGACTGGCTGTGGACCTGTTTCAGCACCCAGGGCATCGTCGCCCTGGCGTACTGGTTCGGCTCGCTGTTCGCCGAGCAGATCCGCGAGGAATACCAGAGTTTTCCCTTCCTGGAGGTGACGGGCGAGGCCGGCGCGGGCAAGTCCACGCTGCTGATGTTCCTCTGGAAGCTGTTCGGTCGGCCGGACGAAGAGGGCAAGGACCCTTCGAAAATGTCCAAGGCAGGCCTGCGCCGCTGGATGGGCCAGGTCTCCGGCATGCCGCTGGTCCTGCTCGAGGCCGACCGCAGCGACAACGACCGTGGCGCCGCCAAGGCCTACGACTGGGACGAGCTCAAGCCCCTGTTCAACGGCGGCACCCTGGGCGTGACGGGCGTGAAAACCGCCGGTAACGAGACCTACGAGCCACCGTTTCGCGGTGCCATCGTCATCAGCCAGAACGCCACGGTAGCGGCCAGCGAGGCGATCCTCACCCGTATCGTCAAGCTGCACTTCGTGCGCCCCCAGGTCACCACGGCCAGCCGCGCCGCGGCCGACAACCTCAACCACCTGAGCGCGATGGACGTCAGCCATTTCCTGCTGATGGCCACCCGGGCCGAAGCCAAGGTGCTGGAAACCTTCCGCGCCCAGGTGAAGGTGCATGAGCAGGCCCTGCGCGAGCTGAAAGAGATCCGCATCGAGCGAATCATCAAGAACCACGCCCAGCTGCTGGCCCTGCTCGATGCGCTGCGCCTGGTGGTACCGCTGACCGATCGCCAGCACCAGGCCACCCAGCGCGAACTCACGGCCATGGCCCTGGTGCGCCAGAACGCCGTCAACGCCGACCCGGCCGAGGTGGCCGAGTTCTGGGAGGTGTTCGACTACCTGCAGAGCCTCAGCGACGAGCCGGTGGTGGACCACAGCAAAAAGCCGGACCTGATCGCCATCAACCTCAACGAATTCGCCGAACGCGCCGCCGAGCACAAACAGAAGCTCGCCGACGTCGGCACCTTGCGCAACCTGCTGCCCAACAGCCGCTCGCGCAAATACATCGAGCACAACAAGTCGGTGGACAGCGCCGTGCGCGCCGCCTTCAACCGCCGCAACAACACCCTGACCCAGCGCGGCACTACCGTGAAGTGCTGGATTTTCCAGAACCCCGACGCCAAGCGCGGCAACGCTTGAGCGGGCTGTAACACCCCAACCAACACCAAGGAGAAGCACCATGCAAAAGCACTTCAGTATCACCAACGCCATGCGCGAAAAGGTCGCCGACCAGCTCACCCTGCAGGCGGTAGCCCAGCACGGCCCGCGCATCGCCGCCGACCTGGCCGCACTCAATGACCAGTTCTGGACCAAACACCGCGCCGCCGTCGAGGCGCTGCCGGGGCTGAGCAAGAAGCACTGGCCAGACTTGATCCTGGCCGGGGCGGTGACCGCGACCGCCAGCTGCACGCCCAGCTATATGCAGCCGCGCGAGGGAAAGGAACCGTACGAACAAAAGCTGGTGGCCGTGCACAAGAACTACAAGGAGGACGCGCGTAATGCACTGATCGGCCAGGTGATGGGATCGCAGGCGTTCGAGGGCGTCAGCCGCTACCTGGAGCGTGAGCGTTATGAGGGGCATTGGCTCATCGGTTTGAAAAGCCCCACCGGCGGCGTTCCGCGCCTGCATTACATGGAGCGCATCACCGACCCTGCCCTGGAATCGCTCGCCCTGCTGATCTGCTCCGACCTCGCTGGCGTGATCGAGGCCGCCGTCGCCTTCCGTGCCCAGGCCATGAGCGTGCTGCAGGCCTGCCGCACCTCGCGCCAGGTCGAAGACCTCTTCCCTGAAGCCGCCAAGCTGCTGCCGCAGCCGGCGAAGAACACCAAGGCCCTGGCTCCGACCGAGCTGGCCGCGAGCGTGCGCAACATGCTCGTCCAGGGCGTGCCGCCTGTAGCGGCCCAGGCGTGAGGGCTCGATCGATGAACCACTTCGACGATGACGAACCCAGCCCCAGCCTGCGCGCACGCCTGGCCATGACCGGCTGGATCGGCACCGGCCTGGCTGGCCTGCTGACCGCCGCCAACCACCTGCCGGACCTGTTCCTGCTGATCGCACGCTGAAAAAAGAAGGCCCCGGTGAGCGGCAACTCACCAGGGCCTGACCAACCCCAAGGAGAAGCACCATGCAAGTGAGTCAACCGAAGGAAGGCGGGACGAAGGCTACCACGCCGAGCGCCGAACACACCCTCGTCGTGCGCTACGCCGCCGGCGAGGAGCCAAGCTATTCAGCCGCAACTGAGATTCTCGGCGGCCGGCTGGTCGCGGTCGACTTCGACGGTAACCGACTGGCCGTCGCCGATCGTTTGCTCGAGGCGCTTGAGACACTGGCCAGCAGCGGAGACCTGTCGGATGACGCCCAGTTCGTCGCAGACCAGGCGATCGAGGAGGCGACCCATGCTTACAGCAAGTGATGCCGACCGCCTCAGTGAGCGCATGTTATCGACCTACTGCCGGGAGTGCGGCGTTGCTACGCCCGATGATGTGCGCAAGGCCTGTGAAATGATGATCAGCAAGGCCGCTCGCGCAATCGAGAAATACAACGGCACGGGCTCTGCGATCGAAGTGCTGCAACGCACCACTCGCCATGTTGCAAGAGTGGCAGCAACGGAGGTGCCCCATGCCTAACACCACCGAACCCCTTCGCCCAACCATGGCCAGCCATCCGCTGCCGCCCAGCACGTGCGACATCTGCGGGCAGAACCGCGCCACGCGCAAGCATCAGCTGTGCAGCCGCATCCGCCAGCGCCGCTGGGCTGACCAGTGGGCTGCCTACCAGGCCGAAGTCGCCGCCAAAAAATCCCAGGAGCGCCGCCGCTATGCCCGTTGAAATCCGCACCCGCTACACCGGCATGACCTACGTGGCCACCGTGCGCGGCGAGAAACGCACCGCCAGCAACACCATGGGCGCCCGCTGGGCCGCCGAAGCCCTGGCGCGCAAGCTCGGCCTGGACCCCACCATGCTCCGCGAAACCCAACGCGACCTGCTGCGCAGTGGGGTGGAGTTGTTTGTTCATCCTGGTGAGATCGTAGAGGTGAGCCAATGACCGCTCAGATCGACATCTTCGCAGCGGGCGCCCAGCGCCTGCAGATGACCGAGAGCATCGAGCTCACTATCCAGTCGCTCCAGGCCTATGGTTCTGATCATGACCACTGGGGCATCGCTTGGTCCGGTGGCAAGGACAGCTCGGCTACCCTGACGTTGATCATCTGGCTGATCGACACGGGTCGGATCAAGGCGCCGAAGACGCTGACCGTGTTCTACGCCGACACGCGACAGGAGCTGCTGCCCCTGGCCAATGCCGCCAGCCAGATCATGGATGAGCTGCAAGAGCGCGGCATCCACGTTGAGGTAGTCACGGCGCCGATGGACAAGCGCTTCATGGTCTACATCCTCGGCCGCGGCGTCCCGCCGCCGAACAACAACACGCTGCGCTGGTGCACCCGTCAGATCAAGATCGATCCGATGGAGGCTGCGCTCGAAGCGCGGCTGGCCGAGCTGGATGGCAATGTGTTGATGATCACCGGCGTGCGTCAGGGCGAGAGTGCGATCCGCGACAAACGTATCGAAATGTCGTGCGGCAAGGACGGCGCCGAGTGCGGCCAAGGCTGGTATCAGAAGGTGCTACCGGAGGCGAAGGGCCTGAAAGGACGCCTTTCGACGTTGGCCCCGCTGCTGCATTGGCGGGTCTGTCACGTCTGGGAATGGCTGAAACACTGGGCGCCGCAAGCCGAGTTCGGCGACTGGTCTACTGCAATGATCGCCGACGCCTACGGCGGCGACGAGGCCGAGGAGATCAACGCCCGGACTGGTTGCACTGGCTGCCCGCTGGCCAGCGAGGATATGGCGCTCGATACCATCCTTCGCGTTCCTTACTGGGCGTACCTGGCCCCGCTCAAGCGCATCAAGCCGCTGTGGCGCGAGTTGCGCGAGCCCCAACATCGGCTGCGCAAGGCCGGTATCGAGCTATTGAAGAGTGGAAAGGTCGCGGCCAACCCTCAGCGGATGGGGCCGATCCTACTGGAATCGCGGCTAATGGCGCTTGAACGCCTGCTGGCGATTCAGGCCGAGATCAACGAAGCCGCGCAGTGCCTGGGGCGTCCAATGGTGGACATGATCAACTCCGAAGAGGAGGCCCGCATTCGCGAACTGATCGCAGCCGAAACCTGGCCAAACGGCTGGGATGGCGACGAGCCGGTTGCGACTGTTCCGCTGGACAAGGTTTTCGCTGATGGGACCGTGCAGCCACTACTGTTCCACGAGGTGCTCCTGGAAGGAGATGGGGCTTGTGGTTGAGGCGGATATGAAACAGCACATGCTCGAATGCGAAGCCCGCACCTGGTTGCGCAACGGCTACGACACGCCCGAGCGCATCGAGGAGCTCACATTGATGATCGCCAAGAAGCGCGGCCAGGCCAGCGCTGAGCGCCTGGTCGAGGAGATGCGCCGCCAGTGGCGACGCCGCTCGGAGTGGCTGACCTAGAAATCACCATCAACTATTCGAGGCCCGGCAACGGGCCTCACGCTTTGGCGGGGCATAGACTCCTGCCGTTTCCATCAGGTGAACACGACCATGCACGAAGGCGTCGAGGTGCGCGGCAATTCGCTGCGCGTCTATTTCCGGTATCAGGGCGAGCTGTGCCGCGAGCCGTTCCCAGGGGATGCCTCGCCGGCGAACATCGAACAGGCCAGCCGGCTGGCGGGGCTGATCCGGCACGAGATCAAGCACGGCACGTTCAGCTATGCCCGGCACTTCCCCAACTCGGTGAAGGTAAAGACCAATACCTTCGGGCACTTCATCGATCTCTGGCTGAACATCAAGCGCAACGGGGTGGCGCCGTCGGGGTTCCGCGTGTACGAGGGGCGGGCTGAGATGCACATCAGGCCGAAATGGGGGCCGCTGCAGGCGGACCAGATCGACCACCTGGACCTGCAGGAATGGGTGCAGACGGAGCTGATGCCGAAGCTGCACAACAAGACCGTCAACGAAATCATCGGCCTGGTGCGCCAGATATTCCGGCTGTACCGGATGCGCAATCGTCAGGCGCATGACCCCACCGAGGGGCTGCGGGTACGGGTACCCGATCGGGACGATCCCGATCCGTTCGATCGACGCGAGATCGAGGCCATTTTGTCGCTGGAGACCAAACGCGATCAGGAGCGCAATCTGGCGCAGTTCATGATCTGGGCCGGGCCGCGGGTGTCGGAGGCGATATCGCTGGCCTGGGAGGATGTGGTGGACCTGGACAAGGGCATCGTCCGCTTCCAGCGCTCCCAGGTGCGCGGCCACTACAAGGTGACGAAGACACGCCGATCGGTGCGCGAAGTGAAGTTGCTGAAGCCAGCACGCGAGGCACTTCAGGCGCAGGCGAAGTTGACCCGCGACCTGAAGCCGGTGGAGGTTGAAGTGACCGAACGGGATAACAAGACGAAGCGTCTGCAGCCCGCTGCGTTTCGTGTTCCACAACTCCAGCACCAACGCTGCGCATACCAGTTCGGACATGCTGTTGAAGGGCTGGTGGCGGCCGCACCTGAAAGCCGCCAACGTGCGCTTTCGTGGGCCGAACAACTGCCGGCACACCTTCGCCAGCCAGCTGCTCACCACCGGCGCGGTGCCCCTGGAATGGATCGCGGATCAGATGGGGCACACGTCCACCGACATGATCCGCAAGCACTACGGCAAGTGGATCAACGACGACGGCCCGGACATGGTCGGCATCCTCGAGCACGCGCTGAAGCTCTGATCCCAACCGAACCAGCTGAGGCGGCCTGCGAGCCGCCTTTTTTCATGCCTTCTCACCGGCTACCGACAATGCCGTGTTCCCAAAATGTACCCAAACGGGTGAGCGGGACGGGTGAAGGGCTTTGA